CGCGCCGACAGTCGGGAAATTCGGGGTGTAGCTCAGCCTGGTAGAGTACTACGTTCGGGACGTAGGAGTCGGAGGTTCGAATCCTCTCACCCCGACCAGTTTTGCAGAAGGAGATGTTCTACAACGTCTCCTTTTTTGTTATCTCCGTCTACGAAATCACCTGTATCCTCGGGCTTCTTGCTTGCTCGGATAGTCTCTTTCGTTCTTTCTCGTTCTAACGTAGAATCTCACAAGCTCAAGTGCGAATGCTCCCAACTATGCACCCAATGAAACGGCATTGGGTGCTTTTGCCGTAATTTTTTTCGGATCCATTGGGAGCATAGACCCTTACTTTGCCCATGGATCAAAGATGAGAAGCGCTGAGCGAATGACAGAGCGTAAGCTCAAAACCCTCACGAAAGACGCAGCCTGTGGAGTTGTCCCGGGACTGTACGTCTCAATCAGAAAATTGGCCGACGGTAGTTTGGCCAAATACTTCGTTCTAAAAGTCCGATCGACTGGTCGTTCCCTTAACTTGGGGCGTTACCCAGCAATGTCTCTTGCTGAAGCCTTTGCCAAGGCTTCTGATTGGCGTCAGAAAGTGGCAGACGGCATCGACCCGGTTGCTGAAGAGAAAGCCAAACGTGCCGCTTTGTCCAAGACCCCGCAAGCCACTGATGACTCAGTCCTGACTTACGAAAAACTTATGTTCCAGTGGGTCAAGTTCAATGACAAGCGAGGACGTTGGAAAAACCCAACCAAACCCCGAGCAGAGATTTGGAAAGGCTTCTTTCGCAATCACATCCCAGACGATCTAAGGCTCTGTCCAGTATCCGATCTTACGGCCGAAAAGTTCGCCGCCGCGTTTTACGTCAAATGGCAGACGATGATCGACACACCTGAACGTATCCTGGCAGATACTCGCAACGCGATAGATTGGGCAATTCGATCAGAGATGATCCCTCCGATGATCAACCCGGCACAGGTCAGTAATGGGAAACTTGGGGATCTGCTTCCACTCCAGCGACCGGTTGGCGGGCATGAACCGGCTCTTCCTCCTGAGCGTATGCCCCTGTTTTTCAAAATGCTTATGGAGTACACGCTTTCAAGTCCAGCTGCGAGATGTCTTGCCTTTGCCATTTTGACTGCGGCTCGAAACTCGACTGCCAGAGAAGCCACTTGGTCTGAAATTCAACAGGACTCAGATGGGCAATGGATTCACCTCATCCCCAGAGATCGGATGAAAGTAAAAGCAGAGCGGCTACCCTTTGATCGAAAAACACCGTTATGTCCAGCTGCAATTGATCTGCTTAAGACTATGCCGCGTGTGCAGTTTGATGGGCAAGAGTTCCTTTTCCCAAGCATCTACCAAAGAAGCCTGAAACCGATTACACCAGACGCTTTTCCCAGGCTAATAAAACGAATGCACGCTAGGCAGTTCAAAATCGACCGCATCGGTTGGGTTGATCCGGAACAGAAATCCAAGAAGGGAGAACCTCGGATCGTGACACTTCACGGCTGTGCTCGAGCAACATTCAACACATGGGCAAAAGACGGAAAGCGGTTCCATCACGCATTTTTCCCAAAAGAAATCCGAGAAAGTTGCCTAGACCACCGCAACGAGTCCTATCAATGCGCCTATGATCGCGAGCAGGCTTTGGGAGAAATGCGAGAGGTTTTCGATGCCTGGGGTGCGTTCTGTATAAGCCTGATCAAATGAAAAAAGGGTCGGGGTAGGACATTTTCTCCTACCTCTATTCTTATTGTGCAGTGTGAACCTTCGCTAAGGCATCGTGCTTTCCTGCGATTCGCTGAGAAAGGCTTGCACCTTCTTCAGATAGCTCTGAACCCTCTTCGAGAAGTCCGACACATCGCTCGAGTTTGACTGCAAAATTCTTGCAGGGATTTGCACCGGCTTCGGACAATCGCTTGCGATAACTGTCGGTGAGGTTGCGCACCCGCTCAAGCTCAAGGCGCAAAGAGCCACTATCGGCGCGGCTTTGAGCCAGATCAGCCTTCTGCCTCTCGACCTCTTCCCATGCTGCAGACAGTGCTTCATTTTGCTTGCGCTCATTTGCACGATTCTCCTTTTCCTTCTCCGCCAAGGCCAAAGCATGAGAGGCCTTCAGCTCGTCGATGTCTGCCTGATACAGAGCCGCAGCAAAGCGGTAGCCGCCTAAAAAAAGAGCGGCTGCCACAAGGACAACCGCCCCGATCTTGATCCAAGTACTCATCACTGCACCTCACCGATGCATCGACGATACTCATCCTCCCGTCTGTCGACGAGTCCTTTGAGGCTCTTGCCGCCGGCAAAGTGCCATCGCTTGATCTCTTCGCAAGCCCCCCGGTAGTCTCCGGCGTTCAGCTTTTTGACAAGCGTAGAGCCGCAAAAGTTTGTCTTCCCGATGTTGTAGGCCAAGCTCGTGTACGCATCCATTTCGCCTTGCGTCAAAGGAACCGTCACGCAAGACCGCACGGCATCCTCGGCCACTCGCACGTCTTTTTCGAGGCGATTAAGCGCATCCGGGACGCTAATTGTGTCTCCGAGTTTGACGCCGTCGGTAGATCCGAAGCCGATGGTCGGTACATCACCCTCGACGGGTATATAAGCCTCGCTTCGAAACCCCTCAAAGTCAGCAATCGCGAGCAAGCCCGCTGCAGTCAAAGACAAGCCGCCGACCGCGATTCGTGTTCCCATTCTCATAGAAACCACTCCTTGAAGCAGTGCGCCACGTACCCTGCGCAGAAAAGCGTTCCGAGTACAAAGGCCGCCCATCTTGTCAGCCTTGACACCCATGGAAGTTCATGGTCTTTCTTCATCACGAGCCACATAAAAATGTGGGCTTAACGCCCCAGCCAATTTGCTAAAATCCATATCGCAAAGAACACCCAATCTTTGAGACACGAAAGCCGCAAGCGTTCCCGCGCCTGCGGCTTTTCCTTTATTCAGCTTTCCCTCTCACCTTCTCGATTCTTTTGGTCACTGCGTCGTCTGATACTTGGTAAACGTAGGACTCAAGCTTTCGTGGTCGCGCCATGCGCCAAAAGAAGCGGAGTGTCTCAACGATTTTGGGCAACGCGCCGATGATCATGATCAAGACATACACACAAGTCAGGATCGTGACCCAAGACTCAAGCGGCACGCCTGCGATGCTCAGAGCCGATACTCCTATAGCTGGTGCTGCTTTGGCGGTGCCACTGGCAGACCCCGAAAAGATTGGGGTAAGGATTCTTTTCAGCACGCTGTCCTCCTCCATAACTTACTCCCAGAAGAAACAGGCAATACACACCAGAAGGCAAGCTACTGTTGGGACAATCAAGTCATAAATGGCGTCTTTCGACCATAGCCGTATTTCAAAACCGATGTACCAAGGATCTCCTCCCGCTTTGACCTCTGCCTGTGTCACCTCGCGACCCAAATAAAATCCAACCGCGAGAAGTGCCCCCATTGTCAAGCCCGTAAAAAAAGAAGCCCCGAAAGCAAAAGCAATCAGGGCTGTAACGGCTTGCACGGCGAGCGCTAAACCCGCGTGCGCAAAATTGGTTAAGTTCACAAGATAACCTCCGGTTTCGATGGCCATTCAATCGTTTTAGGAAACCCCGATTGTTCAGGAACGTCTCGAAGCGCCTGGCGGTACGTCTTCACTGCTTCAAGCTCTGCGGCTTCGATCGGGTAGTCAGGCATAAGCAGATAGTCCGTGTCGGAAAGAAGCTGATCGCGAAGCGCGCGAGCGGCCTCTGCACGGTCTTCGTCCGTCAAAAGCTCATCGCCGACCGGATAGCCGTAGAACTCAAGCGTGCGGCGAAGATAGGCTTCGTCAGCAAGGCCGCCGCTTGACTGAAGGTCTACGGTCTTGGCTTCGTCGAAATCGGTGGTGAATTTGGCTTTTTCGATATCCCAAATTCGGCCGTTCGAAATTCGGTAAAAGAGAAAATCGTTCATAGAACTACCTTTTGATTCGAATAATTAGAACCCGATTAACTATCTGTTTTTACGTAAACAGTGCGACGGGTAATGATAGTAACAACGGATTGACGCCTGAAACCGCTTTCAAAACGATTCAGGCTTGCGTTGATTACATAACCGAAAACTACAATCTCGGAAGCTATTCCGCAACAATCGTTCTCGCTGATGGAGAATATGGTTCTTCCGAAGAATATTCGACACTAAGCCTCAAATCATATAGTGGTTCTGCGCCTATTATTATCACAGGCAATGCCACCGACTATAGCAAAGTCGTAATTAATCACCACGTCGAATTAGGCTCATCTGTCGAGTATCAATTAAGAAACCTAACGATAAGAACAGTCATCGCGTCAACAAACTTAACAAACTACGGTTTGCTATATATATCCTCTGGCACTGTTTATGGCTATAACATTTGTTTTGACATAACGAAAGTTGAAAATTCAGCTAATAACTCAATAAGGTATATTGTTCAGGTTCAGAACTACGGATTATTTAGAGTATATGCATCTAATAGCCCATCTTTGAAGTCAGGGATATACATTAAAGCGAACGAGGGGCAGGAATATAAAGCTAATTTATTTATATTAAATAGCGGTAAACTTTTATTTACCGCAGACATAACGTTCTTAAGTAGCCTAAATAACCCAAACGGAACGTTTTTAAATGCTTCGGAGCTTTCAACTGCTTCCTTCGGAAACAGTGTTTTCCCAGATCCCGGAAGACCCTGTCTAGTCACCGTCCCGTCGGGGAAATCGGTCACAGGGAAACGGTACTCGGTTAACTTCAATTCCATATGTAATGTGACAAACCGAGGTGCAGAGTTCTTCCCGGGATCTATCGCGGGCACTACTTCGAATGGCGGTCAATACTCGTAGCTTACGAATACCAGCAATAGGTACTTGTATCGAGCGAACCGGCTCGGTCGCCTGGGAAAAAGTCGGGGCCGCCGCCATTAGTAGCGATGCCGCCATTGTTTCGAACAATGTAACGCTGCCCCGTCACCGTTCCTGAGGAAGCAAACTGAGCCGCTCTCGTTGTGTTTCTATACACATATCCGCCATTCACACGAATAAATTCCGTAAAGTTTCCGGAAACAGTGAAAGAGTTCTCTAGAGGAGTGTCCGCTGATGCGTTACCAAACGTCAGTCTGCCGGTTATATAGAAACAGCGTCTTGACGAAGATTCTGTAATTTCCTCTTCTGCAATCATATTTATGGCGAAATTGCCTGGGTTAATGACTAGGCTACAGTTGTCGCTCGCGTAGAAAATCGTTTGATTTATATCGGTTCGGTTAGATGCGTAATAATTTACAGTTACATTTTCGAAATTAAGATTCCCCGACACCCCCATAACCAATGCGGCGTCATTGTTTCCCGAAGTATCGAGGTTTTTAGAGTGAATACTCAAGGTCATATATTTAAATACGACCGTAGTCCCCGCTGCCTGTGACGCCGTTATTAACGATCTGGCTCTTGTATCGGATATTTCAAGAACAACGGCGTTTTTATTTGCGGCATTACCCGTAATAATGATGCTACCCGTGTTCGAAGAATAAGAGCCGAGAGTTAGATTTTCGGAATAAGTACCGTCAGCAATTTGAATTGTCGCGTTATAGGATGACAAATTGTAATTGTCGGCAATGTAGTTATATGCGGCCTGAATCGTTTTGAAAGCGGTTTCAGGCGTCAATCCGTTGTTACTATCATTACCCGTCGCACTGTTTACGTAAAAGTTGGTGTTCTTTGTGAGCCAAATCGGAACACGAATCGACTTCAAAAGATCTTCGAATTTATCGGTCGGCATCTGAGAAAAGTCGACAGCAATTTCGCCCGATCCATTGATCGTAATACCGTCGTCTCCCGTCACCTTCACGCCGCCAAGTTGAGTTTCGGATGCCTTAGGCAGATCTTCCTCTAATGCTTTCTCAATAGCTTGTTTTACACGTAGAGGCGTCATCAGAACGTCATCGGCCGTACCCGCTTCAGCCTGAGATTTCGTCGCCAAAAGAGCTGTGGCAATCTTTGCGATCGTAACAACGTGATCAGCGAGCTTTTCAGTCGTCACAGACTCGTCTGCAAGGACATCCGTTTTGACCGATTCGCTCGTCATCCATCCGAGTGATTGAAGCGCTTCGAGAAACTGCAGTGGATCGGGCGGATTCGATGGAGTCTTTCCTGCCGCAAGAATGACAGACACACGAACGGCAGCCATGATGTTGAACCAGGCTGCACCAGGAAGCGTCGCCTTTTGCCCCGTAACCGGGTTTCCGTCCTGCGCAAAACCCGTGCTTGTTTGTTCCGAATAATCCGGAAGAGTTTGAGTTGCCGCATCTTCCCAGTAATCGGTCAGCTGATTCGACTCAACCTTCGTTGCCATTGTTCACCTCGTATTCAAAAACAACCTCTGCGTGCGCGGGTGAGTTCTTTCTCACCATGCACTCGAGAAACGAAATACCCCACGATGCAAGACGTTCATTTGCCCGTGAGGTAGTACGAAACAAAATCTTTTCTGTCTGTAGATTTGTCCGGATCACCAAAACGTAGGCATGTCCCCACTCCGGACCATAGAGACGCTCATCAACTCTTGATCGCGTCGTAAATGGGTCATAGGATCCCACATCAATGTCGATGTCAAAAATGTCGCCGAGTTGCTTGTAAAACTCCTCCGTCAAACCACTTCGCCGTACCAGCAAAAGCAACACCTGTCGGTATTGCTCGTCTGTCAAATCCAAACCTTTCAGGCACTCATTGGGTAACCCGTACACGCGCAGCCAATCCTGCAAAGTATCCGTACAAGTCCTTGGATCTGCCTCTTTCACCAGTCCCATCGCAATCGCATCAATGCGCGCCAACTCGGTGGCACCGACGCTCAGAACTGCACTTCCCGGAGAACCCGTCACTCGAGTCCAGGCCGGCCCCGGAGGCAAAAGATTGGTTAGAGCCTCATCGTAGTTTCTGTCACTCATACCCAATGTCCCCCACGACTGGCAGTTCGTAGTTTTCCGCCGCGACATTTTCTGTCGGGTACACCAGCACATAGTCTTCTTCGCCGGCCGCAGAAGAAATAGCCTGCTGTATATGGGTTATCAGAACTACCCCGCCGGGACTGGCTTCGCGCAGAAACAGGCTTTTCAGCTCGGCTGCAATTTGCGCTCGTACTGCTTCAGTATTAGGCGTTAAGTTTTTGATTTGAAAGGCAATCGGTTTTACAACCGGAGCTAACACAGTAGTCGCAGCCGTCACCGGGGCTGCCTGGGCAATGTAGTCAGCCACGATTTGGACCATTCCCTCGGTCGGGATACCTGTTTCTGTAAGTCCGTCTGTGGCAAATCGGACAACTACTGTTCCCACCCCCTGCTCCTTGGGGAAGCACCAGGCTCGAGTAACTCCCGGCACTTCTTTAGCCCACGCCACATAATCTGTGGCTGTACCCCCACGAGGTGGATTGCGGAGTCGATACAGAAGACGTTCGCGTAGACTTTCGTCAGACTCAGCCTCGGCACCTCCGGCCATCTCGCTACCGATAGCTTCTGCATCTACACCCGTCACAGGGCTGACGAGCGTGTACGTCAATCCTGCTTCACGGTTTCCAACCGTGCCTGTCTCCAGGCATTGCACCGGCACCGTGTAGCTTCCGACTTCAGGCGCCGCCGTCGTCTCATATCGAGTCTGGTCGTCGGCCATGAAGATCGTACCGATCGGCACAGTGGAACCTTCGGTGTAGCTTACCGTCAGTGTCCCCGTAGCTTTGCTCGCTGCCCGTCGGTAGATGCCTTGGATGGAAGCTTGCCGTTCTAGGTACTGAGCTTCGGCCGTGTCTGCAAAGAGTTGCTTCAGGATCCAAGTAATAAATCCGTACAAAGCGTGGCATGCGTACGCGAAAACCTTTGGCAGCACGCGCAAATTCGACTGACGGAGTTGTTTGGCGCCTGCTTCGCGCTCGGCGTCTGTAGTCATCTGCGTGATCAGCTCGCGCAGGGTTGGACGATCAAATGCCATTTTTCAATCCCTTCCAAACGTCCGCGAACTGCAGACGGATGTTGTCAGCATCTCGTGAAATCGTCACGAGAAGATCAACTCGATCAAGCCCGTTGCGCTCAACCTTGACCTCGATCTTGTCGGCGACACTTTCTTTGACCAACCAAGCCAAAGCCTGCTCGGCGTAGTCTTTGCACTTTTGCGAAGTCTCGTCCGTGATCTTTTGTCTGCTCAGGAGCCAAAGTCTTGAACCTGTCACAGATGTCGCGTCATCTTCGTAGGTGTCCCCCCAGAAGCCATTTCGTCGGCCTCCTTCAATTTCATCGTCGTCGCGAGATCGAGCCCAGGAAAAAAGCGAGATAATCACGGATCGCACAAGTTCATTTCCGGCATAAAGCGACATCTCGCTGGGTACACCGTTGATGATCAGAATCTGCTGCATGGTTCACCTCACTTCGCGGGGCCGGTCGAGCCGCCATGCGGGCAGTCGTGTGTATGCCCCTTCAGGCTGACGTCATCGGCCGTCACATCGCCACCCGACACAGCCAGAGACCCGGACACCGAAGCCCCAGAACCGCCACTGATCGCCAAGCCACCCGTACCGGTTATCTGCTCTGAAACTTTCAGCGTTCCTGAGATCTGAACGTTCGACTCAATTAAAGTTTGCGGAGCCTTCAGCGTCACGTTTCCGCCCACCGTAGCCGCCATCTCACCGCCGACCGTTGCGGTGAGATTTTTCGGCGTATTGATCTCGATACCGTCACGTTTCAGATAGACTCGCTGACCTTGGTCATCAAAGACAGCCACCTCACCTTCCAGTACATGTAACCGATACCGTCTATCGGCAGTCACAGCAACAACACCGTGACTGCGATCACCGTTAAAGAAAAAACCGAGGCATTCCGCCCCGGCCTTAGCCTTGGAAGTCCAGCCGTATGGCTCGAAATGCTCGAGCCCCTCGCGAACTTCCCCTTTCAAAAATTCACACTGCAAGGTACGCATCTTTGGTTTGTCGTCGGACATCACCAAGGTACCTCGCCCCAGCATTGACTTTAGTCTTTGGATAATGCAAAAGCCCATCATTGCACCTCATCGAGCCACGACGACGTCTGAGCTTGCGTCTGTCCCAAGGTCGGTGCTGCCTCGAACGATGCAAGCGGAGCCAAATTCAGGGTCGCAGTGCTCCCCTGCTCCGAAAGTTGGTACTGCACTTCAGCAAGAAGAAGATCATCATCAATGCCGAAACAGTTGTCTCTGACGTGAACTATTGAGTTTGGAGTCCATAGCTTTCCAAGTGCATCACGCCAACCGACAACTGTGTATGACACTCCTTGCAGGAGCGCGCGACGGCGGCGCTGTTCGAACGACGCGATCTGTCGGCAGGTGTCCTGTGTCATCTCGCCGTACTGGTCAAGCGCAAGTAGGCGAAACCGAGACGTTTGCGAGTCCGTTGTGCTCGCCATGATTTGGTTTGAAGCAGATCCATAAGCCTGATCGCTTCCGGACCTCTGGCCAGTCACGACGTAGTCTGAGAAGACCTCTGCGGCGTCTCGCTGTATTGATCCTGTCAAAATGTTGACGCCCATCTCCAGACCGCCCGCGGCATTTCCGCCTGCACCGGGAGAGGTCAAGACAAGGCGTCCAGCAGCGTCGTCCGTGGCAAAGAGCTGACCGTTGGCCAAAAGTCTGTTGATCGAATCGAAGACGGTCTCGCCCGGATCGATCGCGTGTTGAGTGATCGGATCCCCCGTCGACACCTGTCGCACGACATCGATGCCGTATGGGCCGCACAAGTCCGCCGCGATCTGCTCGATCGTCTGGCTCTTCCACTGAGAAGCCTGCGGAGTTACCGGCGCAATAATGGTTCCGGAAGGCGGCACTAGCCGCGCTGCCGACCATTGTCCCGTCTGCGTCGATGCAACGCTCTTTCCAAGCCAAGCAGCAGGCGCACAATCGACGATATCAGCCGTTCGGCTTCGACCGGACACTGACACTTGAAGACTCATCGCAGAGTAGGACATCGGCGTGGCAAAGATGTACCCCGAGACCACTGGATCGCTTCCGATCCAGACCTCGACCGGGTCGCCAAGATTGACTGCCGAGATGACATCCTTCGCCTGAGGCCATTGATAGGTGATGCCCACCGTAAAGGAGCGAGCTGCCATCGTGATACCGGCCGTGATCGCTACGTCCGTCCATCCTGTCAGCTCCTTGCCGGCAGTTCGAAGAATAACCTGCTCACTCATTGATAACCTTCAAAACATTTGGGCAAAACAGCGGGTGCGAAACCGCGTTTCGAACCACGATCTCCTTTGCTCTGGCAGCGTCTCCGTAGAGCTCCATCGCCGACACACAAGCAGGAAGAACAGCTCCGGCATCGTAGTCTGAGAGTCGTGCCGCATTACGTGCGCGATCAGAAAGATCACGCGATACGGCCGTCGCAGCATTGCGCAGAGCCGTGAACACGGAATCGCTTGTCGTGTCTAGCATTTCATCGTCAAGAGTCCCGACAATTCGATCCTGCGAGGCCTGCATTTCGTCGTAACTCACAGTCGGTTCAGAACTGGAACTGTCGTCTTCGTAATCAATCTCCGCAATCGCGGCTTCGTCGTCATTCGGCAGAATCGAGGAAGTCGACACCGTGCTGTCGATGTCAGTTCCGATCAACGTCGAGACGCCAACAGCCTGAACCAAAATCGCGCATCGCGCCAAGGCATAGACAGCTTTACGGTTGGTCTCAATCACCTGTGCAGAATACGGCTTAACCTCGCTGTAGACCGGCTCTTCTTCTTCATCATGCAGTCCATCCACAAGCGAGCACAAGGCCGTCCCGACTCGCTGCCAACCTGCGACTGTGGTCGCCAGTCCAGAAAGCCCACATGCTCCCATGAGTTGAGTTGCAAAAGCCCTTGGATCCGTCGACACAAGGTCGAGAGCCGAGTTGGCCAAGTCGCTGACGCGGTCGGCAAATCCAAGAACAGTTGCAATCTCAGAATTTGAAATGATCCCCAAGCTATCGAGCAGATCACCGTTAAGAGCATCCTTCACGAAGTCTTCCACAGCATCGAGATTTATGGCCTCTGCGAAGGCATCGCAAGCCGAGCTCATCAAGCCGTCAGCGGCCGCGCGGGACTGCGATTGAGTGGCCTGCCCCATTTCCGGGAAGGCGTTAAGCCCTGCCTCGACAAAGCTCAGCGTAAAACGCACGATACGCTGGGTCTGGCTGAAAGACATCGCTCCACCCGGGCGTGCAATCACCTGCACCTCTCCGAACTCTGGATGTACCAGAGTTCCTGGGCCAGGCTGTTCGATCGCGTCACGCACAGCGTAGGCCTGATCGACGCAGTCGTCGCCAAGGACAAAAGCCGAAAGCTCGTACTCGCGAGCAGCCCGACCAAGGTCTTCAGTAAAGGGCTCGTCTCGCTGGGGGTACTGATGTGTAACGGTGCGGCGCCCGGCGCTGATGTCGCTCGACTCGACAAAAAAAGGAACGCCTCTAAAAGAGGCCGTAAGTCTTTGAGCCATGTTGTTACCAGCTCGGCGCGTTCACGCCGCGCCCGCTGCCTTCTGCGTATCGGATGGATGTATTAAGTGCCATGCCGTCGGAGGTGCTGCGAGTGATCCGAGTCCCGGGCTGGGCGTTCGCAAAATTCACGTCCAGCCGGCCTCGCATTTCACCAAACTGCGGCTGTGTCACAACCTGCACAACCCGAGGGTTACTGAAGTCTCCACGCGTGCGATAGAAGTCCATTGACGGTGCATTTCTATTACCCTCTCCTTGAACACCATCACGATTGCGATAGAAGTCTCCCGCACCCATCGCCCGCGCTACATCTTCTTTGACGTCAATAGAGATGGTCTTTTGCGGTGAATCATCCGAGAAAAGATTCATCAGCCACTTCGGCACGACACCTTCCAAGGAGTCTGTAAGGCCCGCGAAAGTTGCCATGATGCCGTCAACTTTTTCATTGATCCAATCGCCGATTGCATCAAATGTTCCTTTGATGCCCTCCCAGATCGAATTCGCCACAGCCATGATGTCGTCGCCCCACTTTTGCCATGCGAGACTGAAGACGCTAAAAGCCGTCAGCGCCCATCCGATCGGACCGGTCTTCAAGAAGGCCTTGCCCAAAAACGCCAAAGCGCCCCAAGCAACTTGTGCGAACTTAACGAAGCCTGTGCCCCATTTGGCCAACTGCGTCAAAACAAGTTTGGGATCCAAAGCCTGCAAGACTCCTGCCACTCCCTTCGTGATGCTCACAAAGGCAGTACCAATCTTCCAAGCGCCAAAAGCAGCCTGCACGCTGACGATGCCAGTTAGCAGAGTTCCCAAATTATCTGAGACAAAGTTAATCGCCTTTCCAACCACTCCGAACTCTTTCTCGAGCTTGTCACCTCTGGCCAAAAGTGCATCGATTCCGCTCACGAAAGCGTCCCAATCGACGCTTTCAAGCCAAGTGGTCAGCCGTTCTGCCCACTCGTCCATCTTGGCCGAGATGATCGGCTGGAGCTTCTCAAAGACCATCTGGAGCTTTTCGGTCAAAAGACCGAAAGCCGGGGCAAGTTCTCCCATCGTAGAGATCCGAACTCGGTCGAAAGCCTTCGTCAGGCTCGACCACTGCGCTCGGAAGGCCTGCATGCGTGCGATGTCGGAGTCCGACAGGGCATTACCTGCGGCCTTCATGGCCGCTTCGGCGTCCTTGAAGGCTTCGGATCCCTGCCGCAAGATAGGCAAGAGCTTGGCACCCGTGTCTTCACCAAAGGCCGAGATGGCCATTCGCAGCTGGATGGCTTCATCCTTCTGCCGGGCCACAGCGTCGGCAAAGTCCAAGAAGACCTGATCGGCCGTCTTGATGTGTCCGGACGCATCACGCGCCTCGATGCCAACGCGCTTGAGGAGCTGCGCAAGCTCGTCCTTGCCGCCGGTGGCGGCGTCAGACAGCTCGATATTCATGTCTCTCAGGCTCTCTGCGAACTCCTGAGAGTCCATGCCTGCGCTTTCAGCGACTGTCTGCCAAGCCTGCAACTGCTCGACTGCTACGCCGGTCTGATCACTCATCTTTTTGAGCTCGACCGCCGTCTCGGATGCCGACAAGGTTGCCGCCCACACGCCGGCTCCTGCGCCGGCGAGAGCGGTGAGACCGGTCATCGCAATGCCTGCACCTTTCGCCAAAGTCTCGAAGCCGCTTCGCATCTCTCGACCTGCCACTCGCATCTCGCGCTGCATCTGCTTGAGTGCGGGGCTCATCCGGTCGACAAGCGTGAAGACCGCTTTTAAGTTGGTTTCATGGGTTGCCATAGCTTTCCCGTATCTCTTCTTTCATCTCCGCCATCTCTTCGACCAAAACGGCCAGAAGAGGCAGAGAAGTTTTCATCAGCTCTGCGGGCGACATCCTCCAGAAGTGAGCCGTCCTCAGAGCAACGTGACGGAAAGTTAGGAGCTCGGATTCACCGTCGACTCTTCCGAGCCCGCTCCAAAAGCAAGCTGAGTGATCACGAAGTCGCGCATCTGCATGAAGTCCTGCAAAGACAGCTTGCCGATCTGAGAGTCGGTCAAGCCGCTCACGCGCGTGATGTAAGCGCTCAGAACTTTGGTTTCTTCGAGCATTCGACGGCGACCTTCCGCATCGATCATCGGAGCCATCACAGGCCCCAGACGGATGTAGTCACCCGTCTCGATGTCGCGAAGAGTCACTTCCGAAGTGCCGTCGACTTCCTTTGCCAGTTTGATCGTCAAAGCCATGTCTTAGCTCCACTGACCGGACTTGCCGGCAAAGTCAAAGGATGCTTCGCCCGCCTCAGACACCGTAGGTGTGCCGCGGACAAAGGCGTTGGAAAGCGTGAAGACTCTGCCGTTTGCCAGCTCGACGCGGATCGTCATTGCCGTGGAATTGCAGATCTTCTCGAAGTCCGTTTCGTCGGTGATCTGCACTGTGCATTGCATGTACGGCGCAATTGTCTGCTCGTCGTAGCCGACGACTTCGTCGCCGACCACGATGTCGGTGCGGTTCTTGGTGGAAAGCGGGATCGTGAAGGATCCCTTTGCAGGGATCGTCGTCCCGTCGACCGTCACATAGGCGGTGCCAGACTGACGTCGAAAAGTCATGTTTGTATCTCCTTAGTACTGAAGACGGAACTGGACCAGCATCGCAAAGATGCGCAACTGGTTCACAAGATCGGGCGGGAAAAGCACATCCAAGCGGTTCGGATCCGTGGCGTTGCGCTCAACGATGATGTAGCTCTTGAAAGCGTCCATGTTCTCGACCAAACCCGCTTCCATCAGATCGGAGTAAGCCGCGATGAGCTCGGACTTGATGATCGACGGCGTCACAATCGCCTGACCTTCACCGAAAGTCGTGCCATCGTCAGCAAGCTTGTGGCGGCCGTACTTCGAGGTGATCTGAGTGCGCAGATAGCGGATGATGTAGCCCAACGTATGCAATGTTTCCGCATCCTGATAGGAGTTATCCGTCGCACCGTAAGCGTTCTGGATGTAGGTCGTCACAGCGCGCTCGATCTGCGTGTTGCTCGTGGTGTCGCAGAAAGTGGCCACACCGGAAGCGAGCAGGTTTTCACGTTCCGTGCGCGAGAAACGATCACCGACTCGAGGCGCAGAGATGCCCGTCAGCACAAGTGTCTGGAAGGGACGAGCAGGGTCGGCCTTCACGGATACTGCGATCTGACCTACGGCCGCGCCTAAGCGATCAAAGCTGAAGTTCGGATCCGTCTCGGAGACTGCGAAAACAGTCAGGTGCGGGTCGTTCTGAGCTTCGCCGATCTCGAGCAGATCTTCGACCGCGCCACGCGAAGCACTGTAGACATGGCCGTAGAGCTGCACGTTGTAGGCCCAGCGTTCAGTCATGGCTGCCTTGGCAGCATCCAGACTGGTCTTGTCGGAGTAGGGAAGCGCGATGAACTCAAAGGGTTCTTCCTTGAGCGCCGCAAAAGCTTCTTCGATGTCCGGGACACCGGTTCCGGCAGTGCCGTCTGCAACTGCCACGCTCACGCCGCCCGGTAGTTCCTGGCCATTGGCTGCCCCCAAAAGATTGACATTAATCGTCAGGTCGTTGCCGATAACACCCTTGTGCTTGGACGTAACCGTCACCACACCAAGAGCGGCTTGAGCAGTCACGGGCAGATCGACGGCCGCATTGATCGCGGCCGCAATGTGGCCGGCAATGTCCGATTCCGCTTCGCTTGCCTCGACGCCGACCTGCACAAGTTCATAGCCCACATAGAGGCTGATCGTTCCGGCAGCACTTGCAGTACCGGTAACTGTCACGGTCTTGGTCGCGGCTACGCCGCTGTCCGGATCCGCCAAAGGCATTGCGTAGAGCATGCCCGTAGAGTCCTGATCGCGATAAGCGGCGACCATTCGATGAAGGATCGAGCCGTGGCCGAAGAGCTCGGCGGCCTGCTCAGCAGACGAGACATAGGTCAGCTCGCCTGCGGTGGCCTTGCCCGTCGTCAGCATCGGTCCCATGATCAACGCCTGCATGTCATCGACCGTGGTGTTCGCGGCCGAGTTGTCCACTTCCGCGTAGAAGAGAGGCGTGTAGATCTTCTGCGGGATCGTGTTGAAAGAAATCGCCATGAGTATCTCCGGCTATAAAAAAAGGCGCTCTCAAGCGCCCTGGGTTTCGATTTTGATTCTGGCCTCCGGTGTGCCGTCCGGCTTGTGCTCTCGAGGCCCAATCTCGTCGACGTTGATGTCGACGCCTTTGAAAGGTCCCATCCGTTCGTAGGCCACCTGCTGCCAGGTGTCATCCTTCTGGACGGTCGTGAAGGTTTTGAACTGGTAGGAGTAGATCAAACGGTCGCGTGTCAGCGTCACCAATGATCCACCCGTGTATTCGATCTTGTCGTGCGCCGCATCCGGGCACCACCGAAGCAGGGCCTTAAAGAGTTCCGCTCGGATGTCGTCCAGCTGATCTGCCGCCATCTGAGCTCGGGGGTCGTTGTTGTCGAGGATCACCAGAACCGCGAAGTACTCCGTGATCTCCTGGTAGCACTCATTGCCCATGTCCTCGAGAATTTCGCCATCCTCATCCAGACGGACCACGTATGCCGCAGGCAGTTTGGCCTGAGCGATCACCTTCTCAAGATCATCGGTCAGCGCGCCTGCCACTTGCGTGAAGCTCGTACACTCAGCCTGAATCTGAGCGATGATGGGAGAAATCTTCATTTCGAAAACATTCCTTTGAGCGCGGCGTCAAGACCTTGCATCACCACATCCATCGCGCCTTGCTCATGCTCGAGCGCGGCGTCATTGATGTAGTCCCTGCGCTTTTCGATTCTCCAGGAATCGAGTTTTTGACCCTTTTTCCGACGCTTCACACCAAAGCGCAAGAAAGCTGGGTAGAACTGCCAACGGTCATTCTTAATGCGCCCGCCCGTGTTGGGAACTTCCTGCAAAACCTTGAAGCCATAACCGGACTTGAAGTATCGAACTCTGATCGCTTTTGCCAGTGCGCCTGATCGCTTGCCTGGGTATTCGCCTCGAGCTGAGACTTTTTTCTGGCTTGCTTTCTTTCTGGCGCTCTTTCTAATGCCGTTTGCGATTTGGCGCAGATAGGGGCGAAAGGCCTTCTTGTCGATGTCCGCTCGCTTGATCTGGAGCTCCTCAAGCGAGAAGCGGACCGACTTGGTTTCGATCTTCACTCGACCTCCTCGACGCGACACACGTCTATGACCGTAAAGCGTTTTGCTCCTTCCAGATCCGAAGTTCTCAGAATTTGATAGCGAACGCCTTCAATCTCGATGCACACTCGACCGGTTAGCGTCTCAGGCCTGATCGCACTGGTGCGACGAATCGTAATTCGATGCGTCACGCCAGTCTCCAGCTGTTGCTGACCGAACCAATAAGTCAACGCGCCAACCGGCTCGAGCTTTGCCCAAACCGTTGCGATTGGCTCGTAGACTTCCTTGAGCGTGACCCCGTCCTGGACAGACGTCCATGACAGGATGGTGGCTCGTCGGTTAAGAACTCCCGGATCAGTCAGCATCTTCCGTACTCCAATCGATGTACCGGTCAAATGCCATCTGTCGCATCACTCGATCGCGCAGCTCGACATCCGTGGCCGTACGATTTTCATACCAAAAGGCGATGATCACGCAAACCGCCATGCGAAGGTCTGCCGGAACCTCATCGACGGTAGCCGCTACCGCGTTCTCGTTCTCTACGTCGCCAACGATAGGCCGGCGCAGACGAGTCTCCGCAAGCCCCGTCGCGGCTTCGATCAGTGCAGAGATCACACTGTCGTCATCGGATCCGTCAACTCGAAGATAGAGCTTGACCTCGTCGAGTTTTACGCAAGAAGTCGTCATATGTGTAAGTCCCCGGTTGCCCGGGGACTCTCGTCAAACGTTAGCCACCGACATCGTCTTCGGTGACTTCGATCGCCAGATCACCGCCAACGAAGCAGTTAGCACTCTCCACAGCAAAAGCCATACGACATTCGCAACGGATCGTGTACAAGTTCTTCGTGACGTTGTTGGCGTCCTGCTCAAACATTTCGATCACAGGCGCGGATCGTTCGTAAATGGTGGCACCCATGCGAGGATCTGCAACCATAAACTTACCTTCGGTCACCTCAGGAGATTCAACCACTCGCAGGCCCCACGGACGGATGTCCGTGCCTGCCTGCAGCGGACTACCCATCAGGTAGTTGCCGTTCTTGTCCTTCATGCCTCGAAGTGTGTCGAAGTCCATGGGATTGAGAAACACCACTGTCGGCGTGTAGCCGACCTTGCGCATTGTGGCTGCGCAACGGCGGATGAGGTCAAGAACCGTGGAATCAGCCGGCATGGTTTTGTCAGTGAATCCATGCACCGTATAGTTGCCGGTCGTGAAGATGCCGGAAAGATTCTGTCCGGAGCCATCGCCAACAAGCAACTGCTTCTCGATACGACGGTTCAGACCGTACATCATGCGGTTGTTGATGTAAGCCGCCAGAGCCGGAGCGTCTTCTGCCAACTGCTTCGTGATGCGGATGAAGTGCGCAATGGTGCGAACCGGGGAATCGGCTTCCGTGAACTCCATCTTGGATTCGGGCTTGTCACCACCTTCAGCTGTTTCCGCTGCGGAATTGGTGAAGGCCGTTTCCTTGAGGTAGGAGATTCCGTTCGAGGTCGTCCGAACGGTCGGGAAGGCATCCTTTACTGCGTTGGGCAGTTCGGGCTCGCCCTTAATGCCCTGGTAGTCAACAGGTACAGCTCCAGTCGGTGTCGTCACCGGAGATGCTGCAGCCAGCGTCGCCTTCGTTACCTTACCGGCCATCAGGTCGGCGTAGGCAACGCTCTTAACAAACTGCATGCCCAGACTCAAATGAGCTTCCTTGCCCGCGGCAACGGTCTGCGAGTTCTGCTGAAGCTCGAGCATCTTCTTGCCAAGCTTAGCCTGTTCTTCAGAAAGCGCCTTGATCTGCTCGGCAAGGTCTGCCGCCTGCTTTTCGTCGACGGCACGCTGAGAAGCCAGCTCACCAAGCTTCTTCTCGATGTTGGCGGCCTGCTCAATCAGTTTTTCCATGGGATCCATAAAAGTCACCTCAAATGTTTTGGATACGTTCAAAGATCGCCTGCAGCTCGCGCTGAGCTTTCAGCGCGTCATCCCGACGCGTATCTGCGGCAAAGCAGGCCTTTGCCTTTGAGAGCAGCCATCCCGACTGCCGATGTGAAAGGTTCGCCACATCCTTCAAAAAAGCCTCGAGATCGCGAACGGTTTCGAGGCTTTCGATGCGGCTGTCAATTTCGTCTGCTGATAGGGTCTGTGTGATCCGCGCTTTGGAGTCTGCCGGCGCTGTGACGATCGATATCTCGTCGAGCTTCCGGATCTTCGAAAGAGACATGATTCCCTTGTCGTCGGTCTCTGTATCGGCGGCGTCGAAGTAAATCGACACCGACAGGCCGTCTACCGTGCCGGCTTTCAGAGCCGCGTAGACGTCCTTGGCCTGTGCCACGCCTTGCGTGAGCACGCCTTCGACTTTGAGGCCAAGAGCGTTCTCTTCAAGCTTGTCCCATACCCCGATCGGCACAGAGTACGAGTCGTGATTGAAGAACATCTTCGGCTTTGCTCCGGACGCAACGATGTCCGAATACGCGCCGTGCAAAATCTTGAAGCCGTAGCAGTTGACGTTGTTGAAGCGCGTCGCATAACCCTTCACTCGCCACTCATGCGAGTCGTCAAGGCTCAACTCGACGTCTTTTAACGACAAATTTACAAGTTGCTTTTTCATTGCTTTACGTCTCCAACTGGAGTTTGAGGCGCATTGCTCGATGCCACCTCTCCGAGCTTGTCGAGCGGCGCCAAATTCGTCTGTGCCGTCGGCGTATCTCCGCCCTCAAGCGGCGGGTCGTTCTCGAGTGCTCGGACCTCGTTTCGTGTCTTAAATCCGTTCTGGACCGCTGTTGCGTAAGCGGCGTAACGGCTTTGCAAATCGCCGCGGAAGAAGGCGTCTAAGTTGAACTCGATCACCACGGATCCGCGCTCCTCGGATCGCAAGATGCGACTTTCGAGAGCCTGTTCGATGCTCTTGAGCAGAGGGTTCAAAGTGAATTTGTGGAACCCGCTCACGATTTCAGCGATGCCGCTTCCCCAAGTCGTGGCCCCGGATGCGCCGATTAGTACCGGCGGCACACCGAACCATCGGCAGATCTCTTCGACCCCGTACTTGCGGCTCTCAAGGAGCTGTGACTGCTCAGGCGTCAAAGCGACCTGCTGGAACTTCATGTCGGCCTCGAGCACGATCAGTTTTCCGGACTCGGCCTTGAAACTGCCGAGAGCGCGGCTTACCGCATCTGCCTGTCCCTTCTTGCGGTCCAGGATATGGTCGACCGTCAGGATGCCGCTCGGACGCCCGAAGTTCTGGGCGTTCTGCATCGTGTATTTTTGGGTTGCCATTGCCTCCTGGACACTTGACCCCATGAACTCCAGTTTGCTGAAGCCAAGGATCCCGGTCCCGATGTCTTTGATATGCAGGACCTGATCCGGAGTGAGGTCGTAGGTCTCGCTGTCACGGACATACTGATAGACCAAGCGGCCCGTCGCCTTGTCTGAAAAGACGGTCATCTGATCAGACGAAAGAGGCCACAGACTGATGACATCACCGACCGAGTCACGCATGATCTGCGCATAGGCATTGCCTCGCAAAGCCCACTGCAGGATCATGGCCTGCCAGAAGTCGCTGGCCGTCATCACGGCATTCGGTTGGTCGTGCAGGATCGTCCAGAGACGTGATCCGCGATCCACCTTGCGATTGCCGCGCGAGTCCTCTTTGAAGACCATCAACGGAAGAGAACTCACAGTCCCGGCAAGTAAACGCGCACACGCGTAAACGGTCGAGATCTGAAGCGCGATGTCAGGGGACATCGGTGCCGCGACCAGACTGGAGGGCGTTTCAAGTTGCTGTCCGGACTGGTCGGACATGACGCCGCCCCATCCGAAACGGCTGAAGAAGCGTCGAATGAAAGGCATTTTTTACACCACGATGATGTCGTCAATGAAGTCTGCGAAGCTCCCGCCTTCGTCTCGTTCGGCGAGGCACATGGCCAGTCCGTAGATGAGAGCCACGGGACCGTCGATCTTCTGCTCGTAGCGCTCTTTTCTTGGGTAGATATTGTCTTTGGCGTCAAGCTTTGCCACGACGTTTCCCATCATCCAATCCATGGCAGGGTTCTCGTCGTGCGTAAGCTTGCCGTCCTGAACAAGCGCTTCGAGCCACTTCATCGGCTCTGAAAGGTTTTGGACCGTGTTCCGATACTCAACCATCGGAGCGCCGTCCTCTGAAAGGTTCACGGCAAGCTGAGTCGCTTGCCACGGGTCGTAGGCAATCGCCTGGACGTCAAAGCGTGACAGATCTTCACGGATCTCTTCTTCAATTCTCGACAGATCGGTCATCGCGCCGCCAGTTACCGTGATCGCACCTGTGTCGGCCCATCCTTGGTACTGCGCATTTGTGCTCTTCTCGACAGCCGCTTCTGGTAGGTAGAGCTTCGTCGAGATGTAGAAGCGAGGCTTCCCGTTCTCGTCCTGCTCCTTGAAGACGATCACCTTGGCCGTCACGTCGTTCTTCGCACCAAGGTCAAGACCGATCACGCAAGGCTTGCCGAGCATGTCGTCAAGGTCTCGCATGTGACCGCATCGCTTCCAAGCGACCAGATCCATCCAGGCTGTGCCGGCGGAACACCATACGTCGAGGTGCTTCGTCTTGAAATTGTTGGTCGCGCTGGCGATTGCCATTGCCTTCTTTTGAAGCGGGATGATGACATCCGGCATCACGCTCACGCCCCAATTGGGGTTCGCTTTGATGAGCGCTTCCTCGGTCGTCCAGTCGTCATCCTCGTCGATCGTGTAGATCACGCCGAACTGCGTTTCGTCTTCAATCGTTCCATCGAGCACGCCGCGGACCATCGTCCGCACTTCGTAGCAAATGCCTGAAGTGTCGAAGCCGGCTGTCGTGATCACCCACAGTAAAGAGTTCAGGCGCTTGCCCATGGACGTTTCGACCACGTCGTAGACCGCTCGTGTCTTGTGAGCATGAAGCTCGTCAACGCACGCAAAGTGCGTGTTCAAGCCGTCCAAGGTCGAGCCTTCGGCGGACTTTGCTTGGAAGGTCGAGTTCGTCCGCGGCACATAGAGGGCATTGGCCAAGACCTCCAGTCCGAAGTTTTGCCGCAGTGCCTGATTGGCTACGCACATCTGCTTGGCGTCGCCAAATACGATCTTGGCCTGATCTCGAGTGGTTGCAAAGGAGTAGACCTCGGCGCCCGGCTCTCGATCAGCCAAAAGGCAGTAAAGCGCAACCCCTGAACTCAGACAGCTTTTGCCATTGCCGCGACTCACTTCGATGTAAACACGCCGAAATCGACGGCCGCCGTCAGATCGACGTCGCCAGCCGAAGATGGTCGACAAGATCCAGATCTGCCACGGCTCGAGTTTGATCTTCTGCCCAGCCAAGGCACCCTTTGTGTGAGTCAGCAGCTCGATAAACTTGCAGACTCTGTTGCCTTCGCTTTCAGAGAAGGCGTACAGACCATGATCTTTGTAGCGCTTGCGGTCTTCCTGATTGCGGCGGACGGCCTTCTTGACGAACTCACAGGCAAGCACCTTACCGCTCAGGACATCAGCCTCGTACTTGGCCGCCACTTTGCAGAAGTCTTTAGAAGTCACCAAACTCGTTTCCTTGATCGTCGTCTTTCTTCCGAACACTCACACGCGCGCGCGAGCCTGGCGTAAAGCCGAGCTCGGTTTCGCACTTGGCCAAAATCTGTTGAACCTTGATGAGCGCATTAAATGTCGGACTCAGCTTTTCAGTTGGTTCTCCATCGACCATGAAAACGACACCACCTTTGTCGACAAGCTTTGCGAGCTTGCGATACAGCGCGTAGTTGCGAGCCCATCTTTCGAGCACGCCGGCATCGAGCGCTGTGAGCACGCCTTCCGGAGCACACTCGACAGCCAACTGCCAAGCCGCCCGGGCGTCCTTGTTCAGACCCACAGGCGGTTCGATCGTGAGCGTGGCCGCCGTCATATCGATCTGGCGGTGTCGCCGGCACGGCTGCAGAGTTCCCTGCGCCGCTTTCACGGACTCATCCTTTCGTGGTCTTGCCAAAGTTCAAAACTCCCAGTTTTGCACGCACAAAAATCGAGGGAAACGGTGCGGTTTGGAAAAAGAAAGCGTTTTAGAGTTGAGCCGCCCCCATCCCATTCGTCCCGGCTAGGTAAGGAGAACCGAAGTCTTCCATCGGTAATCGCAAAGATCCCACCAAACAAGCTTCTGGATAAAGATCCTGATTTGCTTCTCGGAAGTACGACGAGCCTTCTATGTATGCCTTGAAGCCTCTTACCATGCCGGAACCGATGTAACGCTCTTTGCCAGTTGCTTTAAACAAAACAACGGATCCGTTGATTGTCGCTTTGAACATTGGCAAGTTTGTTCCAGCCCAAAGAGTCATCACAGACTCTGAGTAAGTCATTTCAAACTCGACCAAAATAGGAACGACAAAGTACCGCATCACTACCCTCCAACCTTGTAGAATGAGCTCATGCGTTTATTCAATCTCTTTGCCTTCTGGCTGATCTGGGCAGGCCTTGTCTTTTGGGTCTTCCCTGTGCCCGACACATTCTTGGGCCTTGTCGGCTACTTCGTTCTCCCAGCCGTCATCCTCGGCTTCGCCCGTAAGTAACTCGGCGATTGCCAAACCCTCCGTCCTCAGTCGCAGTCTTGCGCGAGTGGCATTCGTGACATAAGGCCTGAAGGTTCTTCTCGTCGTAGAGTAGGGATCGATCTCCCTTGTGAGGGACGATGTGGTCGATGTCAGTCGCCATCACGATCTTGCCTTGCTTGAAGCACTCTTCACAGTAGGGGTGCTGTGCGATAAAGCGATCTCGTAACTTCTTCCATCGGTACGTGTAGCCGCGGGCGTTAGAGTTGCCTGCCTGCTGCACTCGGCGCTGCTCTCGCTTCTTGGCAACGCGCGCCTTCGCTTCAGCGTCGCGTTTCTCGCCGGTGTCCTTGTGGCGCTCACAGTAGCGCTCACCACGCGGCACTGGGCTGTGGCACCCAGGATAAGAACAGATAGTCAGCAATGGCATAGAAACTTGGCCACTTGAACAAAAAGCCTCCTGGTGTATCGTTGGGCATCTCAACTCACCAACTCCACCAGGAGGCTCCAATTGACTGATTTAACGCCTTTCGTGAAGGCACTGCAAGACCTTGATGCTTTAAGGCAGCTCGAACAAGCATCAAAGCTTTTTAATCACATGGAAACTGCCTTAAAGCCCCTTGCCCAAATTTCTTCAGCTTCACAACTCTGCTCGCAAGTATCGACAGCGTCAAAACTGATTGATCAACTGGCTGCATTACCTGCACGTCTTGAACAAGCAAACGCCTTCAGATCACTTGAAAGCCAATTTGCCGCCCTTCAAGCTCAATCACTGCGTATAAACGAACTAGGCAATCTGTTCCAAAACGTCGCCTCGCAGCTAGACCAACTCTCGAACATTGCCACGATCCACAACAACCTCGAAGCATTGTCGACCTTTCTTCAACGGCTCAATGTTCCAAACGAATCTAAGCTGGTGGACGTGCTTTCCGGCGTCGAGAAACAAGATTACGAACAGAAGCTGCGCGAATCTTTCGATGAAATTGATGCAGAGCAGGAGCCAAGCCACGACCTTCTGGCTGACATGACCGCCAACCAAGCCAAGAGGTTGTCGGAAATCATCTTCAAGCTACTTGTCGTGTACTCCGTGTTCCAGCAGATCTTTGGTTTGCCAACCTTACCGGAACTTTTCGATGAAATCTCTATAGAGACCGAAGCAAAGAGCAATCTTGATCCACAGATCAAACCATGCCATAGCCTCGGTTGTGCGCCCCAAAAAACAGATACCAACAATGGCAAACAACCACCCAATGATGATCGTTCGCCAAAGAACGACTCTGATACCATCGTCCCTTCGTCCGCTATGCGGCTTCGCAAAGGTCACCAGGAGACCGATGAGCCATAGAGCGACAGTATTGAGTTCTTGTATCGACATTTCATCCAGTTTTTGAGAAGAGCGGTCTCTGCAGAACTTTTGATGGCGCCAAACGACAAAAGCCCCGCTTCATCAGCGAGGCTTTTCCCTTTCCTTACTTTCCTGTGTTTCTTCCAGGCATAACAAAGCAGCCATCCGGCTGCCCACAAAACTCACAGAAACACTGGCTTTCAAATTGTGGAACCATTGTGCTGTGCCTCCCGCAGTTTGTCAAACCGAATTAACACGTTTTCGATCTGCTTCTTTCCCAGACAAAGAATTTGATCGTAGTTACGATGCCTGTACTTGAGCTTTTTGGCCGTCTTCTCAGGCGATTGCTTTGGCAGGCAGTAGTGAGCCCTCAAAGTCCACTTCGCTTGTTTGTACATGAACGGACTCTCGGCCAAAGACACCCAGGCACGCTCGACCAGAAGCGCATCCAGGACATCGATCTTCGGAGGTTTGGCATCCTGCTCGTCATCTCCTTCGGTTTCGTCCGCCTTGCCGTACTTCTTCATGGCTCGCCACAGGTAACTGGATCCGATAGCCGGACGATCTGCCGCCCATCGTCCCCAGTTGCGAAGGCGATCATCGAGCGCCTCACGATCGCTTTGTGACATCATGGGAGTCTTTCTCCTTCGCTGCCTGGCCACCGTAGTAGTAGCCCTTGATGAAAGCGGCACGCTCTTCATGGTCGTGGATAAGATTGGCTTGACGTGACAAGTTCTCGCCGCGCTGTGCGGCTTGCCACCCGGCTCTATAGGCCGACTCGATCCTTTCGCTCTTCTTCACGTTGTCTTTTCTCCTCTTGCCGACTGATCACATCTGCCACCTTCGCTTCGGCAATCGCAAGCGCAGCGAGCTCTCCCATACCTGCCTTGTCCAGGTCTGCCCTCCGTGCAAGGGAGAGCAGATTCAGGACGGTCGCAAAGTCAAGCTTGATCTGCCTGATGGACATCACTTGCCCCCAAAGAAGTCTCCGAAGATCTTCAAGGCCTCTTCAGCGGAGGCGCTCTTCTGTGGTGCGACCCCCTTGCCGAGATCATCAAACCGCTTCAGCGCCTGATTGTGCTGCGCCACGTACTGATCCCGAATTGCCACCGCGTCCTTGTACCGCCCGCAGTTCTCGAGCCAGTGCAAGACGTCCAGCAGCACATCACCATCGATCTCGATCTTGTATCTCATCCGATCACTCCCAAGACGTAATAGAGAATCCGGAACACGGCGTAAGAAATGACACCGAAGGACAGCCAGCCGATGAAGCCGTAAAAGCAGAACCAAAATCTCGTCCGGGCGGTCGGCCGTCCTTGCTCTTCCCAGATCACGCGCAAGAGCTGCATGATCGGCGCCTGAAGTACCCACAAAAAAAGATTCATTTATTCACCTTGAGTCCTAAAAGACGAGCTTCTCGCCGCTCGGCATTTCCAAGCGACCGAGTAAATCGGTTGTACGAAATTTCCTCATAGAAAGACCTCTGCCACACGCGCTCCAACATCTGATCGATCCGTCGAGCGTCCTCAATCGGCACCCGGACGTAGACCTTTCTCTTCTTTTCCTTCATTTCTTCTTCCTTTCGTCAGCGCCCCATTCGTAGAAGCACCATGTCAGTCCAGCTATGGATCCGATGAGGTACAGAAGCGCTTCGATGACCTTAAAGATGGTTTCCGCGCGACTTCCCAGACATAGCATCGAGCCCACAAGCATCGCTTCAACCCCTATGGCCAATGCCAACGCCTTGTAAAAACGACTACTCATTCGCTTTCAAACCCTTTTCGAGGCCTCCGTGAGATGATTTCGGTGTGTGCGCCAACACTTCCCATCAACCACCCCACGGAGGTAAAGATTGTTCTTCGACTCTTTGCTAGGCCAGATCACCGCTTTCAGCACGCTAGCCACAGCCGTTTTTATGTACATCCAGCTTTCCAGGACCGCCCTTGGTTTTACTGCTTATGCTTACCCAGCCAGTAGCGATATGACTGTTCCCCGCGAGTTACAACGGAATCCAAAAATTTTTTTGCTGTACATCTCGTTTACCGATGTCCCGTATCCGCTGACTCTGCGAACCGTCGAAGTTACAGGAGCCAAAATCCCTCACGACCTGTGTGATGAGGCTGGTTCATTTACCGGAGCATCATTACTTGATCCGAAATTTTTGTTCGGCAGTGCTCCGTTATCCATACCTCTGAGCCCGAAATCCGAAAAGCTAGAATCCATTTGGTTTCCTATCGAACTTCTGAACACTGACGCTCCCCTTGTTGAGGTTGAAATCCGTTATGGCCTTTTCCGACGCGCTTCTCGAAAAGTTCTCTGTAAGCAGCGGTAGCCGCGTACTTCTCGAACCTCATCTCCCCAGTTCGCATGAAGCGAAGAATCTCAAACATATCGTCCCTCATAGCCTTGAACTGAAAATCGAGCCTGGTCAAAGTGCGGGCCATGATCAGAAGGTAAATGGCCTGCACCGTCACTGTGGCCGACAAAAATGAAACCGTGAAATCCAAACTCACTTTTTCTTCTCCTTGATCCGATTCCTTTTCAAGTGCCGGACAACCGCCTCGCGCAAGAAGCTGACAGCCTCTTCCTGCTGCTGGCGATCTTCTTCCGAAAGGTCGAACCCATCGATGCGACGAAGCAGCGCCATAGCCTTTTCGATCTCGATCGTGATGCCTTTCGGCCCCGTCTTTTTGGGAGGACTCGGCTCCAGGCGCTGACAGTTCATCACGCACTCCCAAAGATGTCCCCAACCGCCGGAGCCTTGCGGTAGGAACCACCGATGAATTGCATGGCGTAGCTCTTTCCGTTGATGCGATCCATGACACGGTCGCCGAGCACCTCTGCGAGCGCTCTCGGCATCAAATTCGTGAGGAAGATCGTCGGGCGGTTTTCAGACAGTCGTCCGTCGATAATCTGAAAAAGGATTGACTGCTCATTTGCCGTGCCAGCTTGAACACCGATCTCATCAAGCACCAGAAGGTCGAGGTCGATAAACCGACGCTTGGCCGCGTGTTCACTTTCTTCGGCGTCGGCACGCCACTGTGAGCGCACGTAAGAGATCACGTCCGGAACACGGGCATAGAGTGCGGTGATGCCTGGTAGCAGGCTTCGTACTATTGAGCAGGCAAGGTGGCTTTTGCCAGTCCCCGGATTGCCGAAAAACAACAAGCTGTAGCCGTTGTCGCGCACACTCTTCCAGTTGCAGACATAGCGCCGGCACAGATCCAGATTGCGCTGCTGGTTCTCAGTCTTAACCTCGAACGTGTCGAACGTCTTTTCTTTGAAGTCTTCCGGTATGCAGGCTCGTCCAATGGCGTCTTGCAACCGTCGAATTTCTGCCTCAGCCTTTGCTCGCTGAATCGCCTCTTCGCGGGCCTCGGCATCCTTGATGCTCTTGATACGCAGACATTCTGGACAAGGTGCATCACACACTTTCTGGCCTTGCACAAAAACCACGCGACCGAGGTACTGGCCGTGCAGCTGGCAGTCTCGAACCTCGTCATGCCAACGCATCTTTCCCACCGACTGACGGTGGAGAATCGTTCCGAGTTTTTGAGGTACTTGCATTTCACTCGTTCCTATCGGTATCGGGAGCTCGCTTCCAGTTGAGCGAACCATCAGGGTTAAAAGGGTTTTCCTTCGTGTAGTACGACTCGTCAAATCGAATCTTCGGGTTGAGGTGGTCGGGGATGTGCTTCTTTGGCGGTCGAGCCGCAGGCGATCGCTGATTGTTTTGTCGCCTCACCCAAGTCATCCAAGTGCTTGACCAGCCTCTGTCAGTGCGGCGCTCGCCTCGACCTTGCCCCTCCGTCCAGTAGAACGCGAAATCGGCAAACACAACTTCCGGATCGAGATCCGGGCGAACCTTCACGATGTATTGCCGCCACTTGTCGGGTAACCCCTTCAGATCAAACGGGCGCTTCTGCTCCCTGCTCTTGGGGGCTTTTTTTGCCGCTTTGTTCCCGCGGGCTTCGTTCACCGCCAGAGGTTGATCCGGCTCAAGCGAAAATGACGAGTCGCCTACTGTCTGTAGATTGGTTTCTTCTTGGTTTCTTGTATGTTTTATTCGGGGTGCATTTTTGTACGGGGTACCCCCTGCATTTTTGTCGGGGGTTGAGGTACAAATTTGCACGGGGTTCGTTTTTGTACCCGGTGCATTTTTGTTGGGGGTGCAAATTTGTACTGGGTCACAGAAGGGAATACCCCTTCCTTGGATTTTGGTTGCGTTGATCGTGTACTGGCGCTTCTTACCCAGCTCTTGAACGTAGGAGAGCCATCCCTTTTCAACCAAGTTTTCGATTGCCTTTCGAGCAGTACGCACGTCAAAGCCCGTCAACCCAAGCAAAGTAGGAAGTGACGGATAGCAACGTCCCGTATCGTCTGCGAAACGACACAACACAACCAGCACGAATTTTTCCTTCGGGCTTAAGTCGTGTTCAAAGACATCAAGATCAATGCACTGTTGTGCCAGCTCGAAAGACATCTGACACCTTTATTCCGAAATTGCTTTCTTTTGGGGCGGGAATTTCTGCCAGACGGCAAGTTCTGGGAACAAGATCCTCAAATCGTTTTCGCGCTGTCTTGAAATGCCTTTTTTGAGCCACCGATTGACGGATGGTTGTTTCAAGCCAACGGCTTTTGCTGTCTCCGTCTGAGAGCCAAACGCATCAACGATCGCTCGAGCGACACGAATTGAGCGTGGGGTTTTATTCATGTAGGTCACCTTATAGCCGAAAATATAGCTTGGAGTATAGCACAAGCAATACCCAAAGCTATTTTTAGTTTTTATAGGATGATCTATATGAGCACGCTATCTGAACGCATTCGTTGGGTCATGCAACACTTCTCTCTGACCCAAGCCGAACTGGCCCGCATTTGCGGCGTTAAGCAGCCATCTGTGAATAAATGGGTAAACGGCGGTACGGAGACAATCAAATCCGACTCGGCGCTGCGCCTTTGCGAGCGTTATCCGATCAACTTACAGTGGCTCATATCTGGTGCGGGATCGCCCCTTTTCGATGGGGATGATGTCGAATCTGGCAACCCCAGCATCACATTTACCAACGGAGCCGTCCGTCTGTTTCATCTAGTGGCACAAACCGATCCCCGGTTACAGCCGAAACTAGATGAGATGGATATGTCTCCAAAATACTACGATCAAACATGGCTTGAAGAACACGGACTTAAGGTCGAGAACCTTCAAGCGTTCGTCGTTACTGAAGACGCTTTGAGCCCCTTCATCAACGAAGGAGATGTCGTGACGATCGACAGAACTCAGACCGTCATCGAGAATGGCCGGGTCTACGCATTTGCACTCAACGGCCGACTTCACGTTCGTCGCTTGCGCGTTCTTCTCAACGGTGATCTTCAAACAATCCCCTCAGACTCACGGTCTGCAGAGATCATTTCAAAGGATCAAATCAACTTCCTTCACATTCTTGGGAAAGTGGTAGATCGATCTGGGTCTACCGGCCTATAGCCATCCTTTAATCACGCTAACAAGCCGCTTCGGCGGCTTTTTTTTGCGACCATGATATAGCTACAGCTATTGACAAGTGTAATAGCTTTGCGTATATTCTCGCTCATGCAATACCTTCAGGTATATAACCAAAAGCAAAGACTTTCCTCCAAAGGATGGTTAGAGATGTCGGTTTCTGCACTCCCGACCCTCTAATCATCCCACGGAGATCAGAACAAGGAAGGCAGCAATGCGAATTACGAAGGAACAACTGGAGGCCATCGCTTCAACGGAGAAGTCCAACGTCGGATGGTCGCAGTACGAGAAGGTGCTCATGCAATGCCTGCGCAAAGAATTTTCTCAAGGAGAGATGTCATCAGCCCGAGCCTTCTTCGGCGAGCTCTTCGGCGTCGTGAACGAAAAGCGCACAGCGCTGAACAACCTCTTCGCAGAACTTTTTCCGGACGTGATGCTTAACAAGGAGACCAAGAAATGACCCGACTGATCCAGAGGCTCATGACCGAAGACAAGCACGGCGACTCGCCGATCTGGATGGCGGCGGCTGTCGTGACAGGTTTTGTGTCCTTCTTGATCGTTTGCAACCTGCCCGGATGAGAGCTCTTCTGACTGGCGCCGTCGTAGATCTTTAACGACGCACTTGAGCACTGTGCCGTATGGCATCGGCGACGCCAGTCAAAAGGGCTCTGCCAGAACCTTTCTTTCTGTTGCCGGCAACGTGTGTTTTCTCAATCGTATGCCACACAGCCTCGCCCCGTCGGCAACAGAAAAAAGGGCTCGAGAGCACTTGAAGATGTACCCGGCTACGGGAGGGCTCATTCCCCGACCCCGCAGTTAAAGATGGTCGATCCGCGGGTACATCGCCAAGGGTTTTCCGCCCTCAAAGGAGGATCGTCGGAAGCGACGTTAAAGCCGTCAATAGGCCCCGTGAAAATGGATAGTGGGCCCGAAGGAGTGAAAGGCTCCGGACCGCTATGACCCTGCCGAGGTGGGCAGGCTGAGTGCGAGCGCGGCACGGATCCGGACGGATACCGTTAGCGGGGGTGACGCCGCCCCGTCAGGCCTTGGCCTTTTCGAAAGAGAAGGTCCACGTGAGGCTGTTCAGTGTTTAGAAATTTCCGAAGGACTGAGCAGCTTGACGTGGGCTTGTAACCAGACGCTGATTTGTGGTGCTATGCGTGGATATGCGTGATTTTGAAGCTTGATATAAATCAAAAAAGGATGTCAAGTTGTTTCTGCAAGCTTTTCTTTCTGGACAAAAAAAGTAACATACGCTCCAACAACACCCCGCAAGCTTAGCTCAGTGACGATAGTCATTGATGACAGCTCACTCCGCGGAGTTTCCCAATACGGCCCTCGAAAGTACTGGTATCCGGTAAATAAAGGATACTTGGAAATCTGGGCCCTTTTCTTACCTGCCTCTACATGACAACTTCTGGCTCTACGCATTCCGACACTGAGTTCCATCAACATGACCACTCCTTGAAGCCGATAAAACGTATAGCCATTCTCGTTGATGGCGGATTTTATCGTTGGAGAGCTCATTCTCTATTTGGAGAGAAAACTCCAGAAGATAGAGCAGATGAATTATTTAGGTATTGTTTGGCACACGCAAACAACAAACACTACATAGGGGACGTGTACAGGATCTTTTATTACGATTGCACCCCGTCAAACGAAATTGTTTATAACCCAATCAGTAAAAAACAGATTCATTTGGGTAAGACGGAGCTTTTTTCTTGGCAATCAAAATTCATTGAACAGCTCAAGCAGAAGAGAAAAATGGCTCTTCGAATGGGTAAGTTGTCGATCCATACTCCGTACATCTTGTCCAACTCTAAAATCATTAAAAAGCTGAGCAGTGGCACCATTCAGTGGAATGATCTAAAGGACAGTGATCTGACGTTAAATATCGAGCAAAAGGGCGTCGACATGCGGATAGGCGTCGATATTGCGTCTCTTGCATTTAAGCGACAGGTTGATCAAATTGTGCTCATTTCCGGTGATAGTGATTTTGTTCCCGCTGCAAAATTAGCCCGCAGAGAGGGGATTGATTTCATCGTAGACCCTATGGGGGCAGACATTGCAGATGACTTGTTTGAACATATTGATGGATTACAGACTAGATTTAAGAAGTTTCTGACAAAAGAAAAAACAAACAATCAATGCTCTTTCACACGAGACCAGAGCGAAGATATCTAATTTGAGCAGCCGCCTCTGGCGGCTTTTTCGTACCCACACAAAAGCCTCGCACCCGCGGGGCTTTTTTATTCTTCGATCTTCAGAGCAACTTCACAAGACAAAGAAGCAAACCATTGAGCCGATTTCAGGTGAATTTTTACGAGGCTCGCGGGAGTCTTAGGAATCACAAAAAAACGCTTGATCACGGGATCCGGGCTGACAGACTTAGGTGCCACGATAAAAGCCTCATAGGTGATGGATCTGCGTTTCCCCTTGGTCGTATCCGGGGTATAGATCTCATGCAGCCAGCAGAGGCCTTTTTCCGGAGCACTTAGATCTACGAAATCACTTTTCGCCTCCACCAGATCACACCCATCCACCGTGAGTTCTATGAACCGATACTGGCGCTCTGCCGGACGCACCTCCATGCAGATCAAGTATGCGTTTAGGGATTCGTCGAAATCGATGCATTGAGCGGAGATCACGGGAGCAACGTTCCTTAGCCGGACGATCACGTCTTTGATGACTGCAATGCCCCGGCCGATAAGTGGAATAGGAATATCAGGCATGGTCGTTAAAGGTGTGAATTGTTGTTTGGACAACCTCAATTTTGCACCTTTAAGCGGCCATACCTGATTTTCTTCAAGGAGATGACATGAAGGACTTAGCCGAAAACATCTTTCTCGTCCTTTTCTTTATCACCATGCTGTTGCTCGTGTCCGGCATCGTCGGCGCAGGCATCTGTTTCTGGATCGATCTGGTCACCGCCATCGTGAGGTAATCATGCAAGACATAGATCCGAGACTCAAGATCATCGCCAACCACTTCGGTTTTCAAGCTCAAGCCGAGAAGGCCATCGAGGAGATGGCCGAACTGATGGTCGAGATCAGACACCTAAAGAAGCGGAGCGAAAACGCGGCAGACGATCACACACGACTCATCGAAGAGCTTGCCGATGTAAAGATAATGATCGATCAGTTGACCTTCCTAGTCCGCCAGGACGAGGAAAGTGCCGTCTACCTCGATCATCAAACTGAGTACAAGATCGAGCGCACACTGCGGCGCGTCGAGGCTGAAAAGGAGGATGTATGACGACCTACCGCCTTCGAGACAGAAAGCTCCAGCAGAAGCTCGACGAGCTGAGTAACGGCGCCTTTTCCGAGATGCTCAAGACGATGGGCAAATTCTTGGCGAAAAAGCCAGCTACCAACGTCCAACTGGGTGAAAGCCGCTTCACCGTCACGCTCTTCAAAGAGGACTTTGAGATCGCACCGGAGTATGACCCAAACGCGTGGAACTCTTACCCGGACGTAACACCTCCGGAAGGCGTCTGGATGCGGGCCGAGGTTCAACTCAATGACGAAAATCGCATATACATGTGTGCTGCCATTTTCAAGGATGGAGAGTGGAACAACAACCTTGGCTCGCCATACCCATCGACTTTTCGAATTAAACGCTACCGACAGTGGGAGTGACCAATGCTGCGATTCCCCGAGCACTACAGAGTTCAGTCTGTCCTTGGTCTGAACACTTTTTTGGTGCCTTTTAATACCGCAAAGCTTGCTGTACTCGCTTCAATCGACACCGACGACAACGGCATTAAATGGGAGCACGTAAGCGTTTCGCTCAAGAACCGCATCCCGACTTGGCAAGAGCTGAAGTTCATCAAGATGCTCTTCTGGGATCCGGAAGACGAAGTGATCCAGTTCTTTCCGCCTCAGTCGGAGTACATAGACGTTCACAAAAACTGCCTGCACCTCTGGCGGCCGATCAACGTCGATCTACCTTGGAGGAAGAAGTCATGGCACAAGTTCCCCGAAGAAACTCCACCAGAAGGCGTTCCTATCTTGGTGACTTGGAAGGGCGAAAACGACAGCTTCGAAGTGACTTCGGGCGTCTGGAAGTTCGACAAGTTCACAGGTGGAACGTTTTCGCATCCATATGACTGGGTGGCAACACCGATCGCCTGGACCGAACTGCCAGAACCGTACAAACCCGACTAACCTCTTCGGCCGCCCGCCGGTTCCTCCCGCAGGCTTTTCCAGCCGGTGCGCGGCCAACTCTCTTCGGCCGCCGTCCACGATGTGTGCAAAGCGTCGAGAGACTGCTACTGCGTAGGGTACTGTGCGGACGGGGGCCTAATCACGGCTCACCACGCAATTGCGCCCAAGTTGCTCTCTCAACTACCAAAAAAATGACCAACGAAGTGTAAATTAGGGTTAGCATGCAACCTGTGTTTGCATGTTTGCTGTAGAGTGTCGGTGTAAACGAGAGATTTACTTTTGTTAGCCTCGTCAATTCGCTAATCGATTGTTTTTAAAGGCTTTATTTCTCTACCCCTGTTAAGCAAATTTAATACTTTGTTTAACGAATCCCTCGCTTAGGACATCTGCAATGCTCACCTGCATGGAAGTCGCCAACTACCTACTCTCCAAGACTGACGAGGAGGCTGGCGACGTAATTTCCAATCTCAAACTTCAGAAGTTGGTCTACTACGTTCAGGGCTTCTCGTTGGCAATGAACGACAGGCCGATGTTCGAGGAAGACATTTACGCTTGGCAACATGGTCCGGTTGTGCCTAGCCTCTATCACAACTTCAAGGATAACGGCGCGTTCGGCATTCCGAAGCCTGTTGATTTTGATGTTTCGACTATCCCGGCCGAAGATCGCGAACTCATGGATGAGGTCTATGACGTGTACGGGCAATTCTCTGCGTGGAAACTTCGCAACATGACGCATGAAGAAGCCCCCTGGAAGAACACTCCTATCAACTGCGTCATTTCCAAAGAATCTATGAAGAACTTCTTCAAGGGTCTCATTGATGTCGAAGAAACGAATCAAGCAACCAGCGCTTGAACAGCGGGGAAAAGTAAAACTCCCCAGTTCAAGCGACATGGAACGGCCGGATGAACTTCATCCGGTCTTTTCGTTTGAGCACATGGTTCCCGGCTTCGATGTAGAAGGTTGTGAAAAAACAGATCGCGCCAGTTTGGCACTTACACTATTGAAACTAAGCAAACTGACATGGGCACAAATCAAACAAAGCCATCGTCACGGCTTGGGGTTCGAGACGATTGACAACGGCAGCATCCGTGCCGGCATCCCGCCGATCATCACGCCAGACGTTCGCCTGCTCGCCTTCCGATTCTCAGGAAAGAAGCCTATGGTCGGCTACCGCATCGGCCGAACGTTCTTCATCGTCTGGCTTGATCGCGACTTCACCCTGTACGACCACGGGTAACGTTTTGATTGCGCCTCAGAATCGGTTATACTTTCCCTGCTTCTAAATCGAAGCTAGGGCGTGGAAACCCGATTCATACACGGCGCTGTGGCCGCCTGTCGTTCGAGAGAGCGGCGTTTTTGTTGGCCAAAGCAAGGGAGCGGTGAAATGCCGCCCCCTTTGGAGTCTCCCATTACGGGCGGGCTTGCGGGCACCTTCGGGTGGCCGTTCCGTGTAGCGGTTTTCCACCCCGCAAGTCCCCCACCCATCGCCGTGGGAAGCGACGTGGGGTTCTGGAAAATCTACACGGAGACTTCAAATGTCTGAACTCGCAGTTTTCTCATTCGAGAAATTCTCTGTCCGCACGCTCGGAACCGCAGAAACCCCTCTTTTCGTTGCAATCGACGTAGCCGCCGCTCTTGGATACCAGCGTGCTCGCGATGCTGTTTCTCAACACTGTGATCCTGACGACATCATCAAAGCTGAGATCGAAACCAAGGGAGGACGCCAGACGGTCAACTGCGTCAACGAGTCAGGCCTCTACGCCCTGATCTTCGGCTCAAAGCTCGAAAGCGCCAAACGCTTCAAACGCTGGGTCACAAACGAGGTTCTGCCCGCCATCCGCAAGCAGGGCCGCTACGAATGCCCCGCGCAAGCGCAACTACCGGCACCGACTCTCACTGAGCAGCAGTCCTATCAAATCCTGAGCGAGGTTGCTAAACGGTGCAAGCGCAACGGCGTTCACTACCAGACCGTGTACCGGGCTCTTAAAGCTCGATACCAGGTCACCAAATACACGCACATCCCGCGCGACAAGTTCGAAGACGCCCTTGAGTTCATCCGGACCATGCCGCTCAATGTGCCCGAGGGAATCCCCCAGACACATCCAGAACCCGTTCCGGAAAGTCGACCCAAGATCGTCGTATCACCGACATTCTGCGAAAACATGCGCAATTTCATCTTCATCTGGAACTACTTACACCGCGACCACCTGATACGGTTTCTGAAGCTCCTAAAAGATCTTCGCTCTCCTTATGCCGAGGGGCTCTCGGATGCGATCCACAGTCTCAACATGGACATCATCGAGCTCAGCCTGGCTGACATCGGGTTTCCGGTGAAAGAGCTGGACTGCTACAAATATTGGGCGATCAAACACGCCACTAAGTAACCCATAAGCAATCACCAACTGGCCGCCTCCGGGCGGCTTTTTTATGCCTCCAACCATGAAACAGAACCTTGTTTACATCGTCATAGCCGTTGCAATCGTTCTGATCTTCGGCCTCTACACCTGGGTTGTTCCTTGGCTGCTTTCCAAAGACAACATTGCCGCCATCGTCGTGGCTCTGGTGCTTTGCTTGACACCAGTCGTTGCAGTTGCCTGCTACTTCCTAGATCAATCTTTCAAGGACTAAAAAATGTATTCAGAAAAATTCACAAGCAAAGGTGCCCTGATTGCCTACGGCGTCGGTGCTGCCGCAATCGTGGCTACTGGGTTCCTGGCAATGTCCATCGAAACCATTCAAGCTGGGTACGTAGGCGTTCGCGTCAACCTCTACGCCGACAAAGGCGTCAACAATGAGGTGGTAGGCACCGGTCGATACATCGTTGGCATCAATGAAAAGCTCTACGCTTTCCCAACGTTCAATCAGCTACGTTCGTATGATGAACAGTTCAGCTTTCAGACGTCCGACGCCATGGACGTGTTTGCCAATGTCGGCGTCGAATACAACATTGATCCTGCGAAGGCCGCTCTGATCTTTGAAACTTACCGCAAGGGCATTGAAGAAATCACCAACATCAATCTACGACAGTACATCTCTGATGCTCTGATCAAGCATGCCTCCACTATGGACATCAACGCTCTCACTCAAGGCGGTAAAACCACCCTTTTGGACAGCGTCACAAAGGAACTGCGCTCTAAGCTTGATTCTGTCGGAATTCGCATCATCAAACTGTCCTGGACCGGAGACTTGAATTATCCACAGCAGGTCAAAGACAGCATCAACGCAAAGATCGAAGCTACCCAGCGCGCACTTCTGCGTGAAAACGAAGTAGCTCAGTCCAAAGCTGAAGCCGAGAAGCTTCGAGTAGCTGCGCAAGGCGAAGCGGACGCTCGCCTGACACGAGCCCGCGCAGAAGCCGAAGCTATCGCAATCAAGGCTAAAGCACTACGAGACAATCCGGACGTTCTCAAGCTCAACGCTATTGAAAAATGGGATGGCAAGCTACCCGTCTACTCTGCCGGCAGTGCTCCGACTCCGTTCTTACCTCTCAAGTGATTGAAACAACTGGCCGCCTCCGTGCGGCTTTTTTTATGCCCACATACATGACAACCACCACACATGACACCGCATGGGAAGCGCACTGCGCCCGGATGCAGCGGGGCGTCTACGGTCCTCAGGAACGCATCAAGAAGCTGCGTGCCTTCGTGTCCAAGTACGGCGTACTTCTGGCGTCCAGCTTCATCGTCGTCCCCCTTGTAATCGCTTTCGCATACTGGAAGTTCACTTCACTTCTTTGAGGTACTTATGGCATCTACTGAAATCGCTGAGATTGACGACAAGCAGCTGATCCAGACTCTGAAAAACTCGCTCTATCCCGGTGCCGCTGACGCATCGGTGCAGATGGTTCTGGACTATTGCCGGGCACGTCACCTGGATCCTTTCCTGCACCCCGTCCACATCGTTCCGATGAAGGACAACAAGAACAACTGCATGCGAGATGTCATCATCCCCGGCTTGAACCTGTACCGCACGCAGGCGGCCGAAAGCGGTCGTCTCGCCGGCATCTCCGAGCCAGAGTTCGGCGACCCCGTCACCTTCACATATGGCGGCAATGACATGACCGCGCCTGAGTGGTGCCGCGTCACCGTCAAGCGCCTGCTCAAAACCGGCTACGTGGCCGAGTTCACCGCCGTCGAATACTTCACCGAATCGTGTGCCGTTTCCAAGGAAGGCATCCCGACGCCGATGTGGCGCAAGCGCCCACGCGGAATGTTGGCCAAGTGCGCTGAGAGCCAAGCTCTTCGCAAGGCGTTCCCGGACATCTGCCCGGATCGCACAGCTGAGGAAGCTGAAGGCCACGACATCGACCCGGACGCACCGGACATCGTCGATGAGAGTCAGATCCAATCACCTGAAGAGCGAGAACTTGCGCAGCTGGCCTTTGCTGCGGCAAATGAGGGCTCGGAGAGCTACAAGGCTTTCTGGCAGAGCCTTACAAAGGAGCAAAAGCAACAGGTGCGCGCCCTTTACCCGAAAGGCCTGAGTGACGTCGCCAAAGAGGCCGACGCGATGGGCTCTTGATATGAACTGGCTCCCTTACCCCATGTGCAAGCCGCGCGTGGTCGCGACGTACATCACGACGGTCGTTAACAACTTGAATCGGTTCTACGATCTCAAACTGCTCTTGTGGGATGGCCACAAGTGGAACGAAACCAAGTGGGAAAGGGTGCTGGCTTTTGTGCCGGCACCGGTTCCGCCACGTTACGTTCCGCCGTGGGAGAAAGATCGCCAAACCAACCTTGAGAAATCAAATGATGAAACGTAA